TTGTCGCCGGCGTCACCGCATCCAACCCCACCCATTAACCCCACCTATCAACCCAACGGCGCGTTGCGCCATTTATGGAGCGTAGCATGAGCAATACAACTGAAACGCAAGTGAATACGGCCTTGGGCGATGCCGCCAATGTTGCAGATGTTGCAGCGTCGGCGACGGGCAACCCGATCGCAGGCGCCGTTGCCGCCGGACTTGGCGCTGCGGGTGAGGTGGCCGCCGCGGTAGAATCCGATGTCGCGGCGCATCAGAGCGCGCTGAGCACGGCGGCGAATGCGGCAAATGCGCTGGCCAGCGCCTCGGCGCCCGTCATCGCCACGCTGGCCCCGGCCGAGCAGGCGAAGGCCACCGGCATACTCTCGGCCATTGCGGGGTTGCTTGCGGATTTTGCGAAGATCTTCTGACGCTCGGGTTTTTTCGTCACGTTTCGCAGGGGCTGAAATGGATCAATTCTGGAATATGGTGAAGGCGCATGCCGGCGGGCTCGATGGCCTGTCCGGCGTCGCCCGATTTGGGCTGGTCTCGAGTTTTGATCCTTCGGCCTATGCGGCGCGCGTGATGATCCAGCCAGAAAATGTGCTGAGCGGCTGGCTGCCGGTTCTCTCTGCCTGGGTCGGCGCCGGCTGGGGCATGGCCGCGCCGTTGACGCCTGGCGCGCAGGTGCTGGTGATCGCGCAGGAAGGCGATGCCGAGCAGGGCGTGATTGTCGGCGCGGTATGGTCGGCTGTCGACCAGCCGCTGCCCGCGCCCGCGGGGGAGTTATGGTTGCAGCATCAGAGCGGGAGCTTTTTAAAATTGCACAGTGATGGAACCATCGCGCTGCAGGCGGCTGTGGTAAATGTCACGGGAAATCTGGTCGTGTCAGGCGATATTGCCGACCAGAACGGCGCGCATGGCACGCTCGCCGCGTTGCGCAACGCGCATGATGCGCACACCCATGCCGTTCCGCAAGGCGGCGTAACCGGGCTGCCTTCGGTGAGCGTGTAATGCCCGATCTCGCTTTGCAATTCGGTGGCGATCTTTCGGTAGGGCCGACGGGAGATCTGCTGCTCAGCGCAGGTCCGGTGCTCACCCAGCAGCGGGTGTTGCGGCGGCTGCTGACAAATCCTGGCGATTATCTCTGGCAACTCACCTACGGCGCGGGCTTGGGCCAGTTCGTCGGCCAGCCCGGCGCGCCTTCCGCCATCGCCGGGCTGGCGCGCGCGCAAATGCTTTTGGAAAGCAGCGTGGCGGCAACACCCGTGCCCGTCATCACCGCCAATTCCGCGGATGACGGCACGATCATGCTCTCCGTGAATTATGCCGACGCGGCCAGCGGGCAGACTTCCCTCCTCTCCTTTTCCTTGTAGGTTTTCATGCAATTATCGCTGCAGAATTTCTCCACGCTGGTGGAGGGCATGGCGGCCTCTGTGCAAGGCGCCGCGCGGAGCCTGCTGGACCTCACCACGGGCTCCGTCTTGCGCGCGATATTGGAGGCCAATGCCTCCGTGGCGCTTTGGCTGCAATGGCTGATCGTGCAATGCCTGGCGACAACCAGGCTCGCCACCAGCACGGGCGCGGATTGCGATAGTTTTGGTGCGGATTTCGGTTTCATGCGGCTGGCTGCCGTGGCCGCTACGGGGCAGGTCACGTTCGCGCGTTTCACGCCGAGCATCTCCGCCTTCATTCCCGTCGGCACGGCGGTTTCAACCGCCGCCAACACGCAGCGTTTCGTGGTCGTCGGCGACCCCACGAACGGCGCGTTTAGCGCGGAGGCGAACGGCTATACCCTGGCATCGGGCGTGGCGAATCTGAATGTCGCCATCGCCGCAAGCGTTGCGGGCAGCGCTGGAAATGTCCAGCCAGGCGCGATCAGCCTGTTGAGCAGCGCCGTGCCGGGCTTGGATACGGTGACAAATCCCTTGGCCCTGACCGGCGGTATAGATGCGGAAAGCGATGCATCTTTCCGGGGCCGGTTCGGCAACTACCTCGCCAGCCTCTCGCGTGCCACGAATCTCGCCATCGGCTCGGCCATTGCCGGCATCCAGCAAGGGCTGAGCTACGCGATCAACGAGAATATCAACCAGGCGGGCGCCACGCAGATGGGGTTTTTCGTGGTGACAGTCGATGACGGCTCCGGCAACCCGCCCGCCAGCCTGCTTGGCACCGTGCAGCAGGCGGTGGAAGCCATCCGCCCCGTCGGCACCGGCTTTGCCGTGCAGGGGCCGGTGGTTTCAACCGCCAATGTCGCGGTCTCGCTCACCACCGCGCCGGGGACGTCCCATAGCGCGGCCGTAGCCGCAGTGGCGAGCGCGATGGAGGCCTATATTGCGAGCCTGCCGATCGGCGGCACGCTGAGTTACACGCGGCTGGCGCAGCTGGCTTACGATGCTTCTGCCTCGGTGACCAATCTCTCCGGCCTGCTGTTGAACGGCGCGGCAGCGGATCTGGCGCCGCCGGTCTTCGGCGTCGTGCGCGCCGGTACGGTGAGCGTGGCATGAGCACGACCGGCGGCATTGCGGATTTCGTATCCCGCCTGAAACTGGTGCTGCCGGCGCGCTGGTTTGCCGACACCACGCCTGTTCTGGACGCGCTGCTGACCGGCTTCGCCAGCGCCTGGAGCGGGATTTTCGCAACTTTGGCCTATGTGAAATCCCAGACGCGGATTGCGACGGCAAATGGTATTTTTCTCGATATCGCGGCGGCTGATTATCTGGGCGGCGCATTGCCGCGCCGGGCCGGGGAGGCGGATGCCGCCTATAGCGCCAGGATCATCAAAAATCTCATCGGCCCGCGCGCGACGCGCGCCAGTCTGGTCGCGCGCCTTGCCAATCTCACTGGCCGCGAGCCTGCCGTGTTCGAGCCGCTGAATGTCGCCGATACCGGGGCGTATAACGTGAATACCGGCTATAATATGGCCGGGGGGTATGGCAGCGCAAATCTGCCCTACCAGTTTTTTATGACTGCCTACCGCCCGAACAGCGCACCGGTGAGCAATGCGGGCGGCTATGGCGGCGGCCCGGGCGGCTACAACACCAGGCCGATGTTCTATGCGGATGTTTCGGAATTCGCAGGCACGGTCAGCGATTCCGAGATTTACGCGACCATCGCCGCCGTTCTGCCGACCTCCGGTATCGCCTGGACGCAAATTTCCAACTGAGGATCATTCATGGACCGCAACATCGTCTATCCCGCGAGCATCCCGCTGGATACGGATATTCTGTACCCGAACCGCAACGCGATGATCGGCATCGCCGCGCTGACCGCCGCCGTGCTGGGCAGCGCGACGGTGGTGGACGGGCTGGCCTGCCTGCCATCCTCGCCGGCTTCGCTCACCGTTTCCATCGGGCCCGGCAGCATCACGCAGCTCTGCGATGTGGATGCAACTTCCTATGGTTCGATGGCGGCGGATGTCACCGACCAGATCGTAAAAACCGGCATCAATTTGCAGGCGACAAGTTTTACCCTGGCCGCACCTGCAAGTTCCGGCCAGTCGGTCAATTATTTGATCGAGGCCGCATTCTCTGAGACCGATACCGATCCCGTCGTGCTGCCTTACGTGAATGCGGCGAACCCGGCGCAGGCTTATTCCGGCCCGGGCAATTCCGGCGCGGCGCAGAATACGCAGCGCATCCAGCGCGTGCAGCTGCAGGTAAAGCCGGGTGCTGCGGCCACCGCCGGCGCGCAAACCACCCCGGCGGTGGATGCGGGCTGGGTGGGGCTTTACGTCATCACCGTGAATTACGGCCAGACTTCGATTACGGCAGCCAATATCGCCGTGCTGCCGGGCGCGCCATTCCTTGCGTATAAATTGCCCGGCTTGCGGCCCGGTTTCTCGAACATGCAGGTTTTCACTTCATCGGGCGTATTCAGCGTGCCGAACGGCGCGACCTGCGCGCGCGTGACGGTGATCGGCGGCGGCGCATCGGGCGGGTATCACAGCACCATGCCGAGCGGCGGCGGCGGTGCGGGGGGCAGGGCGGAGGGGATTGTCTCAGGCCTGTATGCGGGCCAGCAAATTCCCGTCACCATCGGCGCGGGCGGTGCCGCACTTGCCAGCCCGGGCACGGGCAATAGCGGCGGTACGTCGAGCTTCGGGGCCTATGTGCTGGCTTCCGGCGGCGCGGGGGGCATTGGCGGGACGCAGGTTAATTTCTCTAACGCCGGCGGCGCGGGCGGTGCGGGGTCCGGCGGATTGGTGAACTTCAACGGCTCCCAGGGGGGCGATGCCATTGTGGTGGCGTGCCGCGGCGGCGATGGCGGCGGGCCCGGTAATGGCCGTGCCGCCAGCGGCCCGCTGAACGGCATCAGCGCGCCGGGCTATGGCGGCGGCGGCGGCGGCGGCGGCACGTCCACCGGGACGAACCCGGTGGGCTATGCGGGCGGCGCGGGCGGTTCCGGCGTTGTCATTGTCGAATATTAAGGGAGCAGCGCGATGAGCACACCGGCCAGCCATTTATGGCGCCCGTCCAATGCGCGCTACGTGCAGGTGGACGGCTTTGTACCCACCCCGCGCGGCCCGCAAATCCCGCCCCCCAAGGCGCTCGCATGGCCCGCCAAGGACCCGGGCGACACGCTGGATTATGTGTTCGACATTTCCCCGGCGCTCACCGCCAATCCCGGCGATTCCATCGCCACGCTGGATGTCACGGTGAGCCCGGATCATCCGGGGGATCTAACGCTGGTGTCGGCGGCGGCGGATGGCCCGCGCGCCGTGCTCTGGCTCACCGGCGGCCAGGCGCTCACCAGCTACACCGTCACGGTCAACATCACGACTCTGGGTGGGCGCACGCTGGCGCGCAGCATCGCCTTGCCGGTCACCGCACTCGCCTCGGTTCCGGCACCGGCCAGCGCGCTCACCACCCCATCCGGCCAGGCGCTGACCGACCCGACCGGCATCCCCCTTACAACGCTCTGATTCCAACGCTCTGAGGTTTCCGCCCCATGCCGACCATCGGACAATTACCGCCCGCCACTTCCGTTTCCGATACTGACGAACTGCCGATTTTCCAGAATGGCCAGACTCTCGCTGCGACGCGCGCGCAGGTGCTGGCCGGCGTGCAAATGGCACTCGCCATGCCGCAGAACACGCTGCTGGGCGGGGTAGGGCCAGGCACCGCAGCGCCGGTTTCCATCACCATCGGTGCCAATCTCGCGCTCTCCGGCACCACCTTGTCGGCGGCGGCCGCACCGTTTCAAATTCCTGCCCTTGCCACGGGCAATCCGCCAGGGTTGGGCGATATTGTCCCGCTCGGCCAAGCCGGCGCGAATGTCGGCGTGTCCTATGCCAATTTTCTGGGCGCAATGGGCGGCGTGCCGGGCCTGCCCGGCGGCGCGCTCACCGCCACGGCCAGCGGCGGGACCACCGCGCGCACGCTTGCCGCGCTCGCGGGTAACGCCGTTTCCATTGAGGATTTCGGCGCCAAAGGGGATGGCGTGACCGATGACAGCGCGGCCTTGCTCGCCGCACTGGCCAGCGGCGCGCCCGTGCGGTTCGGCGCAAAGACCTATGCCATCGCGGGCGAGTGCGATATCGGCGGCGCATCCTGCACCTTGCTCGGCGTTCCGGGGCTCACGATCCTCACGCGCCCCGCGCAATCCCGGCTCGGCACCTCCGCCACCGCCGCCTGGCTCAGCATTTCCGCGGCGGCGCTGGTTATCGACGGCATTATTTTCGACGCGAATACCGCCGTCACTGCCAATACGCTCTCCATCGCCATTCAGCCCGGCTGCACTAAATCGCTCATCACGCGCAGTCTGTTCCGCAACGCCAAAGGCAGTTCCAACGGTGCGGGGCTCACCTTCATCGCCAGCGACCCTGCGATCACGCAGCACCATGTCGACAATTGTGAATTCACCGCCAACGCCACCCATGGTATTTACGCCCAGGCGCTGGATGCGCTCAGCATCACCAGCTGCCGGGTGCATGACAACACGCAGGATGGGATTCACATCGACAGTGAAGACCCCGCCTTCCTGCTCAAAATCCGCGAGCTGCACATTCTTGGCAATACGTGCTGGAATAATAGCTGCGGCATCATCGTCGGCAATTTCAACGCAACGAACATCCAGGTGCAGCCTTTCACCTATGGCAATGCCAATCCCGATGTGCTGGGCGCGGTGATTCTCGGCAATAACTGTTATACCAACCGCCAATACGGCATTTATATCTCGGGCCGCAACATTCTGGTCTCCGGCAATCTCTGCACCAATAACAGCTCGATCGCGGCGAGCGGTGCGGGCATTCTCTGCGATACGGGGTATTGCAAGATCACCGGCAACATGGTGAGCGGGGCTTCGGCCTTCGGCATCGATTGCGGCGGTTCGATTTATACCGAAGTCGATAACAACTATATCAACGGCGCGCTGATTGGGCTGAATATCGGCGGCGGGCAATATTGCACGGCGCGCGCCAATTTCATCCAGGATTGCACGGGCTCGTCGATTGCCGTCCAGAATGTCGAATCGGATGGCGGCGGCGATAATTTCTTGCTTGCCTGCACGGATCTTTCGATCATCGGCAACTGGATCAATTACAGCGGGAATGTCTATGGC